GGGTATACTATAGACAGTTACAAGAAGACCTCCTAACTTGTTGTAACAAATATCCTAAACTTTTCTTTTTCATAATAATCTCCCTTAACTCCACCCAATCAGGTGGAGTTTTTTTGCTTTATTTCAAGCTTTTCGGGAGTTTCCAAAACATTGTTTTCCGATAAATTTCGGTAGTTTTTGGAATTTGGTCGGGGAATTGGCGGGGACTTTTTTAGCGAATATGACTAAGAAATAGGTCTGTTGTCGCTTCGGCTAATTCGTCCTCAACTTGATTATAACGATCCGTCATATAAACCTTTGTATGACCTAGCGCCTGGCTTAATTGTTCAAGTGGAACCCCTGCAATAATGCTTTGAGTCGTGAAGAAGTGGCGCATCATGTGAGGTGTTACATGTAGACCTGTTGCTTCATTCACTAGATTGAAGTTTCTATTCAACTGGTTTGGATTGATGAGACCACCTTTTTCGTTAAGGGTGATATAATCTTTTTGTTGCTCCTTGATAATCCCTAACTTTCGCTTAATCTTAGAAGCTTCAGCTATCAGATAATAGATAAGGTCTGTTCCGATATCATCTAGGCAGACGTATCGCTCCGAATCCTTCGTTTTAAGCCCTCCTTTCCCTTTCAAGGTCTGGTTGCTTCGACTATCTCTAAGATGCAGTATAGCCCGTCCATTGTCGTTCTGAGTGATGTCCATAGGGCGCAAACCAAAGACTTCTCCTCGTCTCAGTCCAAAGATAGTAAGATAGGTCAGAGCGTAGAACTGTTTTGGCATAATCTCTTCTGCCTTTGCTATCCAAGTCTTAAACTCTTTGAGAGTCACTTTCTTGTTAGCAGCAGGGATATCACTCCGGCCAATAAAAACACCTTTCAAGCGATTTGAGAGCAGATTTCCATTTTTCACGGCATCATTCAACAATGCCATGAAGCTGGAATTGAGGGTTTGAACAGTGTATCTTGTATGGTTCTGCAACTTGTCAGCGATAAAGAGTTCATACTCATTTCTATCCAAATTTTTAAGCAGGACAGAACCAAACTTTGGTTTGATATGGTTCTTATAGAGATTGTCATTGAGGTAGTAGGAAGTGTCATTCCAGCGCCCTGTTGACAATCTCTTTTCAGAATAAATATCCCAATACTGATCAAGAGTTAGATTGGTATTGATGCCCAATTCTTGTTCTTGGATTTGTTGCTCAATCTCTGCCAAGGCTGCACGAGCTTGAGGGAGAGTTGTGAAACCACTTTTACTTTTTTCTCTTTTTTTACCTCGGAAGAAAAAAGAACGTCTGACATAGTAACGTTTGCCTTTAGCAGTCTCATAGTAATAGATATTTGGGTATTTTGTTTTATTATATTTCATTGTATTCTCCTTGTTTATCGGCTTCTGGACAAGGTCTAAACATTGAGAATATTGACATCACCCCTTTCATGGTGTAAAATAGGGTATAGAAAAGAGGCCTTTTTAATGGCTGATTTTTATACAGGTTGAGCTTCACAATCAAACTTTGGCGAGGGCGATTGTGGGGCTTTTTTTATTTTCTGAATAGTTTGTATAGTTTATACAAACTCCAAGCCGTCAAAGGGCCTGCAAGGAATGGAGCGATTGGAATACCAACAACTCCAAAAAAAACTAAGAAAATATACAGTGCTGAAAATATGATTTTATTTGCATGAAGTTTTTTCTTAGGAGATGTTTCTAAGAGATCAATATCATTTACTATATCAGCGAAACTGTCACTAACAATATTTTGTTCAATATGTTCAGTTTCAATTGTTTTAGTTTCAATAGCTTCAGTTTCCGTAACTTCTTTATTGGAAATGTTATCATCAATTATCTCAGATAATTCGCTCTGAATTACTTCTTTTTGTGAAGAATCAACAATGGTAAGGTAAACTTCAAAACCAACATCCAAATCATTATTTGTGACAACTTTTTCTTCATACTCGTCCCATTCTTTATATGGACCGCCTTTTATCTCACATTCTATTAGGAAATGATATCTTTCATCATCAAAATATTTACGGATAGATTTAGCGACTGTTGCAGGGACGTATCCTACATGATTATCAAAAATCAAAACTTTTATAGCATTGGGATCATATTTATTATCAGTTTCTGGAATGAGTTCAATATTAAAAATATCTAAATCTCGATACTTAAAGACTTTTAGACCGTATTCTTCAACTTCTTCCTTAATTTCCTTAGCTGATAAATCGCCATAGTATTTTGAATACTCTGGAATCCCATTGTCCTCAGCAATCATATTGCAAGCTTCTTTTACTGCTTTTTTATATTTTGTCACTCCAGCGACTCTGAATAATATTTTTTCAACAGTCTTTTGCATATATTTCCCTCTATATAAATATCTTCAATGCAATTTTTAATTTACTAATGCCAAGTATTCCTCTTTTACCATGACTTCATTAGTCATAGTTTTTAGATTATAGTAGGACATGAATTTGAGGTAATCAAACTCTGTAGGGTCGTCTAAGTTTTCTATCGCGTCTTTTACGAGATGATGGATCATATTCCTATCAGCTTCGTTTTCACAGCGTAGGCGAGCGTTCTGGTACTCTGAGCGTGTGTGGTCTTTGTGTCCGAGTTCATGCAGTAGTACCTTAACTCTCTCTTTCTTGCTGAGTTTACTCGACAGGAAAGCTGTATTGGTTTCTTTTTCGTAAAATCCAAGTTCGTCAGGCATCAAATCTCCATCAAAATCGATAATACGAATCTGAAAATGACTTATAATTTCTTTTTCAGTCACTAAGCAATACCTCTAATCACCAGCTTCTTTGAGATAACCTTCAATGATCGACTGGATGATTTTCTTCTTTTCATCTGTTAATTCTCGACCGCCAAACATCATGACATTAGATGCCATTTCTTCAACATTTAGGGTCTTCCCTTGCCAGCTATACTCTTTTGAATCACCAGCAATAGTAGGATTATCCGTGCGACCAAGTAAATAATCTGTGGACACGTTGAAGTAGTCAGCAATCATTGAAACTCGTTCAACATTTGGTGTGGATTTCTTCATGTTATAAATTGTATTTCTGCTAAAACCTAGTTTTTCTTCAAGTTTATTTAATGAAATACCTTGTTTGTCAGCCAATTCTTTTATTTTTTCAAATGTGAAAAACATTGATACATCAACCTTTCTAAGGCATGACAAAAAATATTTAATAAATTTACTACAAAACCGTTGACAAAGTTTAATAAATTTACTACAATAGTTTTTGTAAGCTAAAGAGTTAGCGAACAAGACAACTAAAAAATAAAGCCTAATGAAACTGATTGGCGTCCGTTTTCTAGGTAGAACCTTACTTTTTAGTAGGTCTTTTCTCTATGTTTTGATTTTAATAAATTTATTTATCAATGTCAAGAAATTCGCTAACTTTTTAGATAATTTTTTAAAAAGAAAGGGGGAGAGGAGAATGGTAGAGCCTTTCTTAATTGGCTTTGTTTTCGGTAGTTTTCTGTGCTACATTGTCGCTACTCTGATAGGTGCTGTATTGGACTTTAAACTTCAGAAGTGGCAACAACAAAGCGATAAAAGCAATCCAACCTGTAAGGATTGAAAACTGTAATTCTGTGAGAGTCAAGGTAGCGACAGCTATCACTGCAGTCGCTAAACCTACAGATGAAATGTAAGTTGTGATTTGTGTGTAAACTTCATCAGGTATCAATTTTCTATTTCGTCCACATGAAATACAGTAATAAATTGAACCGAAAAATATAAAGCAAAGAATAAGAACGAATACAATAGCAAGGATTCTTTGTTCTGTAAAAGCTTTCAAGAAATCTGTTAACAGTGAATCAGAAATAGGATAGAAGGTAGTAAAAAGGTGAAATCCTACGATAACTGTCGAAATCGGAACTAGGACACCATATAAGACGATTTCCTTTAGATAGTGAAAAAATGAAGATTTCATTATTCTCCTCCAATCGTTTTTATTTTAATTATATCAAATTTAGAAAGGAAGAATATGAGTAAAGAACTAAAGATAATCAAGGCTAAAATCAAAACTCGTTTGATTGAGCTGGATATGACCCAAGCTGAATTGGCAAAACAAGTATTTGTAGCTCCATCAGTCATTTCAGAACTGCTGAAGTATGGCAAAGGAAGTGATTATGTGAAAGAAAAAGTCGTAGATATTTTGGGTATTGAAAACCCTTGGAGAAATCACTGAGAGGTCCAGATATGCAAGTAAAAATAATACAGAATTGGCAGAAGAAAAATCATCAACTGAGTCAGATGATGATCGATAGTCTTGAGGGACTAGATGTTTGGGAAACTATTTTAACACTAGGGAAAGTAAGGAAAGGAATGTTATGAACAACGCAGCGCAAAAAGTAACACGGATTGATAAAGATGCCTGGGATATTGCTACGGAGTTGGCGAATGAGTACGGAGTATCCATTTGTCACATCATCAGTGAGAGCGTCCGCTACTGTGCAGAGAATGCCGAATTTAAGGAGATGGACGTTGTCGTTAAACGATTGGTAGTCGGCAGCAAGGTGCTGGAGTAGGAGGGGAAGAGATGACTAATCAAGCAAAAAAATTTTTACCAATTCAAAATTTAGAAATTAAGATAGATAGCGACTCTAGTATTCCACGAGTTATTTTGAACGGGATTGATTTTCAAGCAGAAGATATTGGTCTTCAAGGTATCAAGATAATTTGGGAAACAAAGAAAGATGAAGTGCCAGAGACACTTATTCAGGTTGATTACATAAATAACCGTGAAGCGCCTCATATAGTATCTGTCAAACAGTCGTTTAAAAATACTTTACTTAAATAGCTCTGGGTTTGTTACAAGATTGGTAATGATTTGTGAGGCGGTTTGAGATAGAAAGTTTAGAGAAAACACACCTACTTTTTCAGCGACACTCTTGGTTTCTCTCCAAACTTTAGGACTCCTCACTGAATCAAGAAACTGATGCCCTTGGTAAGTCATGCCATGAACAAAGGCAATATACAAAGAATTTGAACCGTCAAAGGTCGGAGACCAATTTATAAAATCAGCTTCTGATAGTAACTTACAGTGATAAACAATAGTATTTATCTCATACTTGCTAGCTCTTTTAAACTTCGAGTTACTAGAGAAAACAAACGGTTCTGGATATTGATGTAATTCTTCAATATCTAGCAAAATATCTCTTACTAGTTCTGGTTCAAATTTCATGTTACACCTCCGAGTTTTATTTATATTATATCAAATTTAGAAAGGAATACTATGAACGAAATTTTTAATTTTCACGGACAGGAAGTCCGTACTTTGATAATTGATGACGAGCCTTGGTTCGTTGGGAAAGATGTTGCAGACATCTTAGGATACGTAAATTCAAGAAAAGCAATTTTTGACCATGTAGATGAAGATGATAAGACAGATGGGGTAACGATTCGTGACGCCATGGGTAGAAATCAAAACCCTATCATCATCAATGAATCTGGTCTCTATTCTCTCATTCTTTCAAGTAAGCTTCCCCAAGCGAAAGAATTTAAACGCTGGGTGACGTCAGAGGTCTTGCCAGCTATTAGAAAACAAGGCGGATTTATACGTGAGGACTTGGACGAGGATGCTTTCATCGCTCTATTCACTAGCCAGAAGAAATTGCGTGAGCAACAGGCTACCATGCTGGAAGACATTGACTATCTCAAGAGCGAGCAACCGATTCATCCAAGCTACGCACAATCACTACTGAAGAAGCGTAAGGCTCGGGTCGTGGCTTGCTTGGGTGGTATTGACAGTCCAGCTTACGCTGATAAAATCTTCGCTCAATCGGTATTTAGACAAGCTGAGATTGATTTCAAGGATCATTTTAATATCAGTCGCTATGACTTACTACCAAAGAAATTTGCAGAAGCAGCATTTAAATATTGGATGACTTGGGAACCAAGTACCAATACTAAGATGAAAATCATGAAATTGAACTCATTTGACGAAGTGTAGAGAGGGGAAGAAGATGGACAATGTTCTAGTTTCACTATCTGACTGGATTAAATCCATTATCAAGGACACAATCACAAGGTTGGTTGAAATAGAAAAAGATAGTGACCACTATCCAGAGCTAATGGACGTGAGCACTACCTGCGAATTTCTAGGAATCAACTATGACACATTTTCAAATAATTATCGTTACATGAAGGGATTTCCAAAGGAATTACCTGGTAAGAAATGGTCAAAAAGAGCCATCAAAGAATGGCTCTCTAATCAACTATAATAACTTTACTAAAAGGCTTCTGGACAAGGTCTTAGCAAAATTATTTGATTTTATTATAACACAAAAAGAGGGTAAAAAACATGAACAATTTACAAATTATCGCAGTATGCACAGTAGTTTCAGTGGTCTTGATTGAATCGCTGATGATGAATATCAAGCTGAAAATGACCATGAGAGCGAAAAAGAAGATTCAATTTCAAGTGCCACAAGTTGAGAAAGGCTTTATCGACTTTAAAACAGGGCGACGTGTGGATATTGATCCCATGACACGAAAAGAAACATTTGTGGATTAGTAGAGAAACGGAGGGTATCAATGGCTGTTAAAAACAAGCGATACTACTGGATTCAACTCACTCAGGATTTTTTCAAGTCAAAAGAAATGAAATTGCTTCGGAAGATTGCTGGTGGCGATACGCACACTATCATCTATCTCAAAATGATGTTGATTAGTTTGGAAGATGGAGGGTGCATCTACTACGATGGTCTCGCTGACAATCTAGCCGAAGAAATCGCTCTTATGATTGACGAGAATGTTGAAGACATCAAAATTACTTTGCTTTTTTTAGAAAGCAAAGGCTTGCTGACTAGAAAAAATGACAGAGATTATTTTTTAGAGCAAGTTCCTGAGATGGTAGGTAGTGAAACCGCAAGCGCCAGAAGGGTTCGCAAGTTTCGAAAGAATCAACTAGCGTTACAATGTAACAACGATGAAACAAAGCGTAACGGAGATATAGAGAAAGATATAGATATAGATACAGAGATAGAGAAAGATGTAGATGAAAATCCAGTCGCACTCATCGTCGAAGAATATCAATCTCGTATCGCTCCATTGGATGGAACTCAATTTGAAATATTGAAAGAGTTCGTCACATTAGACGGCATGGAAGCGAAGGTTGTCCTGAAAGCAATTGGTCTTGCTGCTGATAATGGCAAAAGGAATTTTAGTTATATCAGAGCGATTTTGACAAATTGGAAAAACGATGGAGCTTTGACGATTGCAGCAGTCGATGAACGTGAGCGAGCGTACAAAGAAAGTAAAATAAAGGGTCAGTCAGGGAATCAAAAATCAAATGTTCCTGAGTGGTCACAACCTAACTATGTGAATACTACGAGTGAGGAGACCAAGGAAGAGCTTGAAAAACGGAAACAGGAAATGCTGAAGCGTTTGGATAATGGAGGTAGCTGATGTTTATTTTGAAACATGGGACAAAAGAAGAAAAACCGTACTTGATGTCTGCGACAATCGGTGTGACTGGGATTGATATCTCGTTTTCAGAAGAAAGGGGAGCTATTCGGTTCGTTTCTCGTGCGGTTGCAATGCAGGTAGCCAAGGCGCTTAGATCATTTGGGAATTTTTATGTGATTCAGGTGAAGGGATGATAAATCTATACTTCATTTATAACGGTCACCGCAAGATACTCATTGGGAGTTTCGGCCACATACATAGCGCAATCAATGAATTAAAGAAACATCAAGCTAGTTACTCAGCAATCAGTCATCCACGATTTCGGAAAAGCATGAGTGGTGAGAACATTAGGATTGACTACGGAGCAGCTGATTGCTACTACTTGATTACGAAGAAAACGGAGGAAAAATAAGATGAATACAAAAATGAATTTGGAAGAAAAGGTTCAACAGTGGTTTGTTGACAGGAATTTACATGAAGCAAATCCTGTCAAACAGTTCTTGAAGTTGATGGAGGAGTCAGGAGAATTGTTTGAAGGCATTGCAAAGGATAAATCTGAACTGATCTATGATGCACTTGGAGACATTCAGGTAGTATTGATTGGACTTGAGCAACAAATCAAGAACGGCGCTCAGATTTCAACCAATCAACAAGAACTTGAATTGTTGCTGATGGTTTCTAGTTTGGGGAATATCGCTCAAAAGCTATACGCTCATGTCTGTCACAATGAGACACAGATTCCTTTAATCAAAGCAGATTTGATGTTTCTTGATAGCGTGATCAGCACGGTTTCATTTTTCAATGGCACTACAGCTGAAAATTGCTTAGAAGAAGCTTATGAAGTCATCAAGGACCGAAAAGGTAAGATGATTGACGGGGTGTTTGTTAAAGAGGAGGATCTATAAAATGAAAAAATTAGGAATTATTTTAGGCGCTGTATTTGTAATCGTTGTATCGCCATTTGTAGTTCAGTACGGATGGAATGAAATCATCACAACAATCATTCCAGTTGGTAAAATTACAGTCTGGCAAGCATTAGGGATGGATGCGCTACTATCTTTCATCTGGCCTGTATTATCCAGCAAAAAAGAATCTGAAGAGGATTATTCATATGCTGTAAAAAGCAGTATTTCAAAAATCATTACATGTGCATTTTTGATATGGTTAGCTAGTTTGTTCTTGTGAGGATTTAGAATGAAATATTTAAAAATCCTATGTGTTGTTTTATTTGCATCCTTCCTCGTAGCATGTCACCAGATTTCGAGTGGGACGGTTGTAGACAAGTACATTGATGAACCTCACACAACATTCATACCTGTCATGACAGGCAAAAGTTCGGTATTGGTGCCAACTAGAACCAAAAGAAGATATATTCTAGTCGTTTCAGGATATGCAGGAAATAAGCAAGTTGAAGAAAGATTTGAAGTGACAGCTAAGGAATACAAACACTATGAAATTGGCAATACTTTTATACAAGATGCCGTTTTAGAAATCGAAGGAGATAGAGAATGATCAATAATGTTGTTTTGGTAGGTCGCTTGACTCGTAATCCTGAGTTGAGATACACGCCATCAAATGTTGCAGTTGCGACTTTCAGTTTGGCAGTGAATCGTAATTTTAAAAATCAGGCAGGTGATCGTGAAGCTGATTTTATCAGTTGCATCATGTGGCGACAGCAAGCTGAAAACTTTGCAAATTGGCTTAAAAAGGGTGCTCTTGTAGGAATCATAGGCCGCATTCAGACTCGTAGTTATGATAATCAGCAAGGACAACGTGTCTATGTCACGGAAGTTGTAGCTGAGAGTTTTCAAGTGCTTGAAAAGAAAGATAATTCTGCGAACCAGTCAAGCATGGAAAACCAGATGCCACCAAGTTTTGGGGCAAGTGATCCGATGGATATTCCAGATGATGGATTACCGTTTTAGGGAGGTGTGAAGGATGAACATACAAGGACTAATTGAACGTTATGAAAGATTTAAAGCTAGCAAGAAGAAAATGACCTCGGTTGATTTGGTTTTGAAAGACTTACGGTCTTTGGACGATCCAGAACCGTTGCCTTTCAAACTAAAAGATGTTGTCGGTCGAATTAGAGGGTTTGATCCAACAACCCAGACAAGATGGCTTAATGACATCCTCAAAGAATTAGGGTGCGACTACGGTTTAATGAAATATCGCGAGGGCTACGAGCAAGGAAAACTCGAGAGAGCATGGTTGGAAGGTTACGAGATCAAGAAAGAAAAGCGGTATCTGGTGAAGATAAAAAGGCTTGAAGAAGCTGGATTTGGCGAAGTATTCAACAGTCCTTTATTTGAAGTCATGGAGGTGGAGTGATGGAAAATTTTATGTTTTGGGGAATGTTTATAGCATGCTTACTAATTTCAGCTATGACATATTACATTTTAAATTTACAAAGGATGGTCAATAACGACCTACAAAGAAAATATAATGACTTAGAACAAGAACTCAGTCGTGTATTAGGTTGGGAACGTTATGATTGGGCGAACAATTTTAATGAGTACGCTCGTAAGGTTGAAGAACTTATCCGATTCAAAGATAATCTTGAACGACTTGAAATCATTCAGAAAGCATTAGATGTTCAAAAATTAGAAGAATTACAGGAACGAAAAAAATTAGTTGAACGTGAAATCGAAAAGCTTGAAAAGTAAGGAGGTAACAGAATGAAACGAAAAAGCATATCTAAAAGCACTAGACAAAGAGTTTTAGATAAGTATGGCGGTCATTGTGCGTATTGTGGCAAGGAATTGGACTTGAAAACTCTGAGAGTAGATCATCTACACCCTCATTATTTAGGTGGTGAAGATAGTTTTGATAACTACATGCCAGCATGCTATCAATGCAATTTCTACAAATCTACACTTCTACTAGAGGAATTTAGGGAACAGATGATGACGCTACATGAACGGATAGCCAAACCTTTCATCGCAAGACTTGGTTTAGATTATGGAATTATTGAAATCAAGCCTTTTGATGGTAAATTTTATTTTGAGGAGGAGACATGAAACGATTCATCGCAATCTGGATTATATTGTCAGCTACTTTGAATGTCTGGCAATGTGTTCATATTAAAAATCTTGAAAAAAAGCGCCCAATCGTCATCTACAAAGCTGATAACAAAGGCGCAGAAATCAAAGGCAGAGTCTTACAAAAGGAGAAAATTGGCGACATGTACACTATCACAGTACAGAACTACGGCATTTTCGCAGTTACTCAAACAAACTATGAATCTCTTAAAGTTGGAGATGAGGTGAGATTGTAATGGTAAAGTACAAGAAACCAACTTACATCATCATTCAGGAAGCGATGGCAGAGCGCATTAGATTTCTGGAAGATGAACTGTATGAAAGGGCCTATAAGGATATTGAAAAGTTAGAAGCTCAAAATGATTTCTTAAAAGGACTTTGTAACAATCAACTTGAAATCATTATGGATTACGAATGGAAGCATATGCAAGAGCAGGCTACTTTCATAAAAGCTAATACTAGAAAGTGGAGGTCAAAATAATGAACGGTTATGAATTTATGGCACAACATCCATACCTGACAGGTTTTATCGCTGTCATCATCGGAATCACGATCATCAGCACTGTGGAAAATATCACCAAGATTTGGAGAAAACCAGATGAACAAAAGAATCAGGAAGAAGATAGCTAAACGGCAGATACAAGAAAAGCAAGAAGAATTAGACAAACAGCTACGGAAATTAAGTCCTGAAGAAATTGAAGCTATAACTAAAATGATTAATCAGGCAGTTTCTAATATTCGCAAGGCTTTCTCTCAGATATTTGATAACTTGTTTACATTTTTTAAAAACTTGGAGGTGGAAATTGAAAAAATTGAGCGACGAAGAACTCAAAACATTAGACAGAGAACTTTTCAAATTTCAAAACATTCAACGCACAATAGACTTAAGAAGACTAGAATTAGAAACCAGAAACCCAGACGCCAAAAGTGGTCCTACTGTAGGAATAAGCAAACCTACCGAAACCATTGCTATCAGAATCGCAGATGATCCGACTTTAAAATTTCTTGAAGGATTCAAAGGGATTATCAACAAACTCTTGATCAATCTAGTTGATGAAGATAAGGAAATCTTTAATCTGCGCTGGAGATATCCTCAACTGAGGTGGGAAGAAATAGCGGAACAGAAATTCATGAGCAAAGCTACAATCTATAGACGTAGAAGGATTATCTTAGAACAGTACGCCATACTGAAAGGTGAGTTGTAAGTAAGATTGAGACAAAAGACATCTTGAAGTCTCACAAAAAAGGGTTTATTATGATAGCATGAACTTCTGAAACAAAAACACACATCACACTTGAGGAGTCATCCTTAATTCTAGTCAAACAAGTTGTCCAACAGAAGTATCGTCAAGAGTCAGCAAATGCTGGCTTTTTGTTTTGGGAAAGGAGGTAGAACATGGAATTTGTATCACCGATAAAAGATAATGATGATATTCAGGCAATGAAGGATTATCTTAAAGAGTGGAATGAGATGTACTACATGTTATTCATCACAGGTTTAAATACTGGCTTGAGAGTTGGAGATATACTTACTCTGAAAGTTAAAGACGTTCAGGGTTGGCACATCAAGCTGAGAGAACGGAAGACTGGCAAGCAGATAACAAGACGGATGACGAAAGAACTCAAGAAAGAAATGAGAAGGTATGTCGAAGGCAAACCATTTCATCATTTCTTATTCAAGAGTAGGCAAGGTCAGAATAAAGCAATCACTCGTGAGCGAGCCTATCAAATCATACATGAAGCAGCTGAAGAACTTGGCATTGATAATGTTGGCACACACACAATGCGCAAGACATTCGGCTATAAATATTACAACAAGACAAAGGACGTAGGAACATTACAAAAAATGTTCAATCACTCATCACCTGCAATAACGCTTAGATACATAGGAATTGAGCAAGCAGAGCTTGATGATGCTTTACGGAACTTTGTCATTTAATTTTTTTAGATATTACTTTCACATAATGAGTTAAGCATAAACTGAAAAAATGAAACTCTTTAAAACCCATGCTTAGTAAGGGTTTGAGATTTAGAGTGAGTTTAACAAAATATAAGATATGTGAAAGTGAGGGATAAAATTGGTATAGTTAGAGGATGAAACATTGGGATTATTTTTAGGATATCTAGTTGTCTATTTTTTAACCTTAATTTTTTTAGTTGTTATTTTTGATTGGGGGAAAAGTGATGTATTAAAGTTAGTTGAGAACGGATTGATATTTCTTTTCTTACCACTCGTATTTGTTTTTGTATTGGCCTATGATTTTATAAACAAAATAAAATGAGACAAAAGACATCTTGAAGTCTCACAAAAAAAGGTTTATTATGGTAGCATAGATTTCTTGTATGAGATGGGATAGGTCAAAGGCCTGTCCCTTTTGCATTGAGAAAGGAGGTTTGAGATGTATAACAAACCTATCAGACCATCCTTGAGATCTAAGAAGTGGGAGAAGTTCCGTGATAGGATAATGCGTAAGCATGATTATCTTTGTCAAGAAAGTTTGCGTTACGGAATTTCTGTTCAAGCAGAAATGGTTCACCATATCTTTCCTGTATCTGAATATCCTGAACTTGAATTCGTTGAATGGAATTGTTTGCCGTTGACGAATAAGAAACACAATACGTTTCACGATAGAGTGAACGATAGAGTAATCAATCAAGGATTGTACTGGCAGAAAAAAAGAAAAAAAGAATTTTTAAATTTTTTCAAAAATGAAAAATGAAAATTTTTAGTCCCCCCTCTTTTTGAAAAATCATTTTGGCCAGTAGGGTACCGGTGAAGGGAACTTTTTCCAAGTCGGGGGCCTTCAAACAAAAAGGGGGTAAAAACTAAGCGATTTTGACGGAAGGAGGTAGTTTTTGGCTAAACCAATTACAGCGAAGTCGACTAAGTCAAAAGTGGTCAAGCAGATGAAAGACTTGGGCACTTATCGTAAAGAGTTTGAAATGATCATTGACATCTTTGCAGGTATGCTCTATCAGTATCAGAAACTTGCTCAAGATTATGCTGACATGGGTTATCCAGTAACAGACACCTACGTCAATAAGGCTGGTGCTGAAAATGAGCGCAAAGTTCCAATCTTGACAGCGATGGAAATTTTGAGGAAAGACATCCTCAGCTACTCTAATCAGTTGATGATGAATCCTAAGTCGCTTGGTGAGGTAGTAGAACAAGAGGGTGAGTCAGTTCTTACTGAGGTCCTGAAGTTCAAGAACGAAATCAAGAAGAAGCGAGTGACTGGCAATGGGTAATCTTGATAAAGCGAAAGAGTATGCTCGGCACGTCATTTCTCACAGAGAGGAACATTGCGAGGAGAACATTCTTGCAGCTGAACGTTTCTTGCGTGATCTTGAAAATCCAGAGTTTGAAATGGATGAGGAAATCGTTGATTTCGTTGTTCACTTCATCGAAAACACGATAGTCCATCAGCAGGGCGATGATATGTTTGCGGTGTCTATCCGTAACAAGCCATTACTCTTGCAACCGTGGCAACATTTCGTAGTTGTGAACCTGTTTGGTTTTTACTATAAAGGTACGAATGAGCGCAGGTTCAAAGAAGCGCTTATCATGCTTGCTCGGAAGAATGGAAAGACTTCGTTTACTGCTGCAATCGCACTTGCTTATCAGATATTAGACACAGACAGTGGTTCAAAATGCTACATCGTGGCTAACTCAGTTAAGCAAGCGATGGAAGCATTTGGATTCTTAAAATTCAATGTAGAGCGATGGAACGACAAGAACATTCGTATCAAGGATAACAACCAGGAACACTCAATCACTGCTAATTTTGGTATTGAGGGTTCTTTCTTTATCCAGGCACTGGCCAACGATGAAAGCCGTTTGGACTCATTAAACGGCAACGTAATTATCCTAGACGAAGCTCACACGATGAGAAACAGTAAGAAATACGGTCTTATGAAGAAAACAATGTCAGCATACCGAAACAGTATGCTTTTTGTTATCTCTACGGCTGGTGATATTCCTACTGGTTTCCTTGCTAACCGTTTGAAATACTGTCAAAAGGTCCTTAAACAATTGGTCAAGGATGATTCTTTGTTCATGTTTATCTGTAAAGCTGACCAAACGACCGATGGAGACGTGGGCGATTATCTGGACGAGAATGTTCTTAAAAAAGCCAATCCTTCGTGGGGTGTGACGGTATCGCTCAAGGCTCTGAGAGAAGAAGCTGAGCAGGCTATGAACGATCCACAGACTAGGAATGAGTTTTTTAACAAGACTTTGAATGTCTTTACAAACTCAATGAACGCTTATTTCAATCCTGATGAGTTTATTGCTTCAGACAGTCGTTACGATTGGACCTTAGAGGAGTTGGCACGCTTGCCTATCCAGTGGTATGGTGGAGCTGACTTGTCAAGGTTGCATGACTTGACCGCCGCTGCTCTTTATGGGGTTTACCATGATGGTGAGAAAGATGTTGATATCTGTATCACACATGCTTTCTTTCCTAGGGTTAATGCTCAGAAGAAAGCTAACGATGACGGGATTCCACTCTTTGGGTGGCAGTCTGATGGCTGGCTGACGATGAGCAATACTCCGACCGTTCTCTATGATGATATTGTCAAATGGTTTATCAAGATGAGAGAGAAAGGGTTCAAGATTGCTGCTGTCGGAATGGATAGGAAGTTTGGCCGTGAGTTTCTGACGAAGATGAAACAAGCTCGGTTCAAGATGATTGACCAACCTCAGCTTTTTTATCTGAAATCAGAGGGCTTCAGACGGATTGAGTTCAAAGTTAAGAATAAAGAATTTTACTATCTTCATTCTGATGCTTATGAATACTGTGTGAGTAATGTTAGAGCGATTGAAAAGGTGGACGATGCTGTGCAATATGAAAAATTAGATGGTGACGGTGGTACTGCAAGAATTGACTTGTTCGATGCCAGCGTCTTTGCTTGCATTCAGGCTCTTGCTAATCTTGGTAAGAATCAGAATGTCATGAGCTTCTTTGATTAGGTGACTTATGAATGAAATAGTTTTATCAGAACATGAAATTAATGTGCTAATTAATAAAGGGCGAGTTAAAGTAATTTTAAACGGTGAAGAAGTAATCGTTCGTCAAAGCTATACGAAAGATTTGAGGGCTGAAACAGTTAACTGGGATAAACAAATAGTTGATGTCAGTCAGAATATAGTAAGAAACAAACACTTTGATTCACTTTTTCAAAATAATTTTCGCTAGAAAGGAGGTGAGTAAAGATGGGGCTTTTAGATAGGTTTTTGAAACGTGGTAAGAGTCGAAGTGGAACGAATGTTATCACTCATTCAGATTTTGGTCTTTATATCGACGGTGATAGCTATGTGCCACTGGCTCGCAATCCTGATGTGATTGCTGCGGTCAACAAGATTGCTGACATGGTATCAAATATGACTATTCATTTGATGGAGAATACCGACAAAGGCGACATCCGAATAAAAGACGGACTGGCTCGCAAGATTGATGTGAACCCATGCGACAATATGACTCGCAAGACTTGGATTTTCAAGATTGTGCGTGACTTACTGTTGTTCGGCGATGGGAACTCTGTTCTTCATGTTGAGTATGATCCTGTGAATGATTACATTTTGAACCTGAGACCATTCTCTATGGGTGAAGTATCGTTCAAGAGTGATGATGTTGGTTATGTTGTGAATTATCGTGGCATTGACTACAACCCAAGCGAAGTCGTGCACTTTGTAATCAATCCTGATCCAGACAATCCATTTGTAGGGACTGGATACAGGCTTGCTCTGAGGGATATTGTTCGGAATTTAAACCTTGCTACTCAAATCAAAAAAGGTTTTATGAGTGGTAAAAATATTCCTAGCTTAATTGTTAAGGTTGATTCTTCTAGTGGGGAATTAGGAACACAAGAGGGACGTGACCAGGTCGCTAAGAAATATCTTAGCACTAGTCAAGCTGGTGAGCCGTGGATTATTCCTGACGCTTTGCTAGAGGTTGAACAGGTCAAGCCATTAAGTTTGAAAGATATTGCTATCAATGAATCTGTTGAAATTGACAAGAAAATAGTTGCTGGGCTTTTGGGAGTGCCAGCTTTTATTTTGGGAGTTGGCAGCTTTGACAAAGAAGAATACAACAACTTTGTCAATACAACGGTCATGAGCATTGCTACGACGATCACTCAGACCTTAACGAGAGACTTACTCGTTTCAAATAATCGGTATTTCAAACTTAATGCTCGCTCGCTTTATTCGTATGACATTACAGAATTATCATCAGTTGCTGAACAGATGACTAAAAGTATGGCAATGCGTCGAAACGAGTGGAGGGATTGGCTTGGGATGCCACCTGATTCTGATATGGATGAGCTCCTCGCTCTTGAAAATTATCTACCGCAAGATAGACTTGGGGACCAAAAGAAACTGAAAGGGGGTGAGGAAGAGAATGAACAAACGGAATAGTTATCGTACTGCTCAGTTCAAGACACGAGAAGAAAGTGATACTGGTGATTTGATTTTGAGCGGGTACTTTATCAAGTTCGATGAAGTTACTGAATTATGGCCGGGTTACTTTGAGGTAATCAAACGTGAGGGTGTTGAAAAAGCTATCAAAGGAGCTGACATCAGGGCATTATTTAATCATGATGATAGTTTGGTGCTTGGTCGTACTGGTAACGGGACGGTCATTTTGGGAGTTGATGACATCGGGCTTTACGGTGATATCATCATCAACAAAGATGATCCGCAAGCTGTTGGAGCCTATGCTCGTGTTCAACGTGGCGATGTAATTGGATGTAGCTTTGGTTTTATCCCAATCAAAATCAATACGGAAGAGCAAGCAGATGGTTCGTACCTGGACACTATCTTAGAATTAGAAATCTTTGAAGTGAGTCCATGTACTTTCCCAGCCTATCCGCAAACGGAAATTGCTGCACGACAGAAAGACTTTGAAAGTCAACAGCGTGCCAATCGTGAAGCGCTGGACAAGCGCAAGAAAGAAATTAAGGAGAAATTTAACCTATGCACAAATCATTGATTTTAGGCGCTCGTATGCGCAACAAAGCAGACAAAGTGGTAGAACTTGAAGAAGCAATCAAAGAATTGAACAAGCGTTCTGAACTTGAAGCGAAGAAATTGGAACAAGCTGGAAATGATGAAGAAGTTTCAGCAGTTGAAAAGAACCTTGAAGACATCCAAAAAGAATTGGATGAAAAGGAAGCAGAAAAAGAAAAACTTGAAAAAGAAATCGAAGATTTGAAAAATCAAGTTGAAGAATTGAATCGCAAAGCCCCGACTTACCCAAGTCAAGAAAAACGTGGAGGACAGAAATTGGAACAACGTGACGCAATTGCTAAATACATTCGTACTGGTCAAACTCGTGACATCGTAGGTTTGAAAACTACTGATTCAGGAAGCGCAGCTCTGATCCCGACTGAAGTTTTGAAACCTCATTTTGTTAACAAAACACGTAATCCACTTTTGGATCTTGTGGAACGTGTGAAAGTTAACAGTGGATCTGGTAAATATCCAGTTATCAAGAAAACGGATGGTGTAATGGTTTCAACAGATGAATTGAAATCAAATCCAGAACTCGGAAAACCAGCAATCAGCGAGATTGATTATTCAATCAAGACTTACCGTGGATATGTCCCTGTGTCACAAGAAATGATTGACGACGCAGACTATGACATCATGTCCATTGTTGAAGACGAAGTGTTCAACCAAGGTGAAAACACTGAATTGTCATTAGTTACAGCTGTCCTCAAAACAGCTACCCAAGCAGATGCGGCTGGATTTGATGGCATTAAAGATATTTACAACAAGAAGCTTAAATCAATTTATAAAGCAAGCATTGTTGTAACTAAGTCAATGTTTGCCGCACTTGACAAGGTGAAGGACAAAGATGGACGCTACATGCTTCAAACTGACGTGGCTTCACCTACTGGCTATTCGTTTGGCGGAAAAACAATCTACAAAGTAGATGATACAGTGTTTGGAAATGAAGGAGACATGAAATTCTTCATTGGGGATGTCACTGAGTTCGTCAAAGAGTTTGACCGCGCCCAAGTATCCGTTAAATGGGTGAACAATGACATTTACGGACAATTGCTTGGACTTTTCATCCGTTTGGATATTAAGAAAGCAGATGAAGAAGCTGGATTCTTCGGAACATACACTGATGTTGTAGCTTAAGGAGGTAGCGCATGAGCTATAAAGTAATCCGTCCTTTCAAGGACTTGTCTGATCCTGAAAATCATGACTACGCTGTTGGCGATATCTTTCCTCGTGAGGGATATGAGCCTACAGATAGCTTTACCAATGGCCTTTTGACTGGTGCCAACACTGCTGGCTCTATCTTCCTTGAGGTTTTAGGAGATGATGAGCCTAAGAAACCATCTCCTGAAACAAAAGAAGTGAAGGAAGAGCCCGCAGTTGAGCAGGAAGAAACAGTTGAGGAAACCGCTGAAGAGCCTGCTAAGGAAGTTGAGGAGTAAACATGGACGAAGGTCAGCTTTTAGAATTGCTGAAGCTTAAGCTGGGTATTTCAACCCGCTTGAGAGACAAGCCGTTAGAAAAAATCATTTCAAGTGTCATCACTGAATTGACCGATAACCTCGGTATCGAGCTTGTTGGTGAGCGTGCTGACCATGAAATGTTTATCGTTGACTATGCTGCTTATCGCTATGAGGGTGGGGTGGATATGCCACGTCACCTTCAATGGCGACTGCATAATTTACAGATAGCATCAAAGAAAGAGGTCAAGAATGTGGAATCATGAAATCACGCTGATCTCTAAAAAAGTCACAGGTAAGGATAAGTTACTACAACCAATCTCTGAAGATATTGAAGTTACTCTCTTGTGTCGCAAAAAGAGGGTTACTCGCTCTGAATTTTATCAAGCAAATCAGGCAGGTCTAAAACCGAGCTTGGTCGTTGAGATTCGAAATTTTGAGTATGAGAATCAGGAGTTTGCGAAGTTCGAAGGTAAACAATATCGTATCTTGAAAACCTATCCTATCGATTCTGAAATTTTAGAGTTGACTTTATCAGAGGTATTAAAATGAGCTTAACAAGTGATTTAGCGAATGAAATTGCAAAGGCAATGGCAGAGTACTCTGCTGAGGTAGAAGATAAGATTGACCTGATTGCTGAGGACGTTGTAAACGAAGCCGTTACGGAATTAAAAGCGACTAGTCCAAAACGTTATGGAAAGTATGCTAGAAATTGGCGCTTCAAGAAAAATGCTAAGGGGTCATACGTCATTTACAACGCGGCTCCAACCTATCGTTTAACTCACTTACTAGAAAATGGGCATGTTTTGAGAAATGGTGGTCGTAGTCGGGCATTTCCACATATTAAACCTGTTGAGGAGAAAGTTAAAGAGAACTTTGAGAAGCGTATCAAGGAGATTGGGAAATGAAGCTATTAGACTTTGCTGCTATTTTGGAACAGGCAAACTTGCCTGTCACTTATCGAGCGTTTAAAATTGGAAACGCTCCTGACCTACCTTACCTGGTCTATTATGAATCAAGTCCAGTCATCAATGCAGCTGACAACACGGTTAATCATCAGATTAAGAGCGTGACAGTTGAGCTGGCTTTTGAGAGTAAGGATGAAGATTTGGAAGAACGTCTGGAAGAGCTGTGGACAACCCACGAGCTCTTTTTCGATGTTCAAGAAGAAACATTTATCGAGACTGAGAGACTCTATGTCAAGTCTTATACGGTCTATCTATACTAAGGAGGAATGATATGACTCAAGAAAATAAAGTAACTTATGGTTTAAAAAATGTTCATGTTGCGCCAATTAAATCAATTGGTGCAGATGGAGTGATTGCTTACGATGAAATTTTCCGTTTTCCTGGAGCAATGGAATTGACATTGGATCCAAAGGGTGAATCAACACCAATCAAAGCAGACGATATCGATTATCACTTCATGAACTCAAACGAAGGGTATGATGGAAAATTCAAAATCTCTCACATTATTGAAATGTTTGCGACTAAGATTTTGGGTGAAATCAAAGATGCTCAGACGGGTGTTTTGACTGAAAAAGCTGATGCAGAATTCACATCATTTGCCTTGATGTTCGAATTTTCAGGGGACAAGAATAAAACACGTCACGTTCTTTACTATTGTTCAGCGAGTCGTCCAGGAAATGGTTCGAAAACCAAAAATGGGACAAACGTCAATGAGCGTGAACTTGGCTTTAAAGCAAGTCCTCGTCCTCTGGACTCAGTTGTTAAACGTTCTATCACATCAGCTGATAATAAGGAAATTTATGACAACTGGTTCAAGAAAGTCTATGAACCTACTACGGTTGCAGCTTAAGGAGAAGATCTATGCGTAAAATCGTTTTGGTTGGTAATCAGGAGTATGAGTTGGGGACCAACGGCTATACTCCTATCGCCTACAAGCAACAATTTGGGAAAGATTATTTTCAAGATTTGTTCTCAATGTTGAAAAATCAATCATTCATGAATGAATTGAACAAGCTGGAAAATGACAAAGAGTTGACAGCGACTAATATTGATATTTCGATGTTGTCAGATTTTGACATGACCTTTTTCAACCGTCTTTTTTGGACCTTTGCTAAATCTGCAAATCCTCAGATCAAGCCTTATGAACAATTTTTCATGGAAATGGAAGTCTTTCCGATTCAGGAAGTTGGTCCTGTGTTGATGGAAATGCTGAATGCGAGCATGACGACAAAAAAGCACCAGATGAATCAGAATCAGCTAGCGAAGAAATCTTCACAGTAGAATCCTATTTGTCATGCTGTAAAGAAACTGGTCTGTCTATCGATGATCTAAAGCACATCTCAATCGGAATGGCTCTGGATTATCAGACGGATTATGTAAATTTACGGAGTGAGGATAAGGGTGGCGAACGGAAAGCCACGCAAGCTGATTTTGACAGTTTTTAAAGAAAAAATGAGTGCTGAGAAAGTGATTCTGAGGTCAAGTTCCTTGCCCTGACTACATTATCAGTCGTAGAAGTTCTCTCAGCGCTTTTCTATTTTTTTGAGAAAGGAGGAAATATGGCAGGAAATATCAAAGGTATCAAAATTGAAATCGATGGCGACACGCAACCCTTGCAGAAGGCGCTGAAAAATGTCAATAAGGCTGCTACTGATGCAAGTCAGGAGTTGAGACAGATTGACAAGGCCTTGAAGTTTGATACAGGGAACGTAACGCTCCTGACTCAGAAACAAGAGGTCTTACAAAAGCAAGTTGCGACGACTAAGGAGAAACTGGAAACCTTGAGACAAGCTCAGTCTCAGGTGGAGCAACAGTTCAAAAATGGTGATATCGGTGCTGACCAGTACCGCGCTTTCCAACGTGAAGTAGAAGTTACTCAAAATGTCCTAAAAGGATATGAGAGTAAGCTTGCTGGCGTCAACCAGGCACTTGCTGAGAACGGAAATGCCACTCAGAACAACAAGAACCAATTAAAAGAATTGCAAAACGAGCAGAAGCAACTGGCTAGTGAGAACGAAAAAGTAGTTAGCTCATTCAAATTACAAGAAAGTCAGCTAGGTGCTAACGCTAGTGAAGCTGACAAGTTAGCACTTGCTGAAAAAAGGATTGGAGCGCAATCTGATATTGTTGCTCGACAGATTGAAAATCTAGAAAAGCAACTAGCTCTTACTAAGCAAGAGTATGGTGAGAATTCAGCTGAAGCCAATAAGATGGAAACGCAGTTGAATCAAGCTAAAACAGCTTACTCGAATCTCTCTCAAGAGATGAGTAACCTTGGGAATGCTGGCAAACAAGCGAGCGGAACCTTAAGCGAGACAAACAATCTCTTAAAAGCTGAATTGCTCAATCAATTTTCTGAAAAACTATCAGACATTAGTCAAAAGTTGGTTGATTTTGGAAAGAGTGCTCTTGAAGCCTTTCGTCAAGTGGACGAGGGTATGGATACCATCGTCACAAAAACTGGTGCGACTGGCGATGGCTTGAAAGAAATGCAAGATATTGCTTCAGGTATCGCAACAACAATTCCAACAGACTTCAGTAAAGCTGGTGAAGCGGTTGGGGAGGTCAATACACAATTTGGATTGACCGGCGATGCGCTCAAAGATGTGTCTGTGGAGATGATAAAATTTGCTGAAATCAATGGAACGGACATTACCAATTCAACAATTTCAGCAAGCAAGGCATTGGAAGCTTATGAATTGTCTACTAGAGACTTGGGGACAGTACTAGATTCAACGACTTACATCGCACAGTTGACAGGAGTATCTGTTGATGACTTAATGAAAAAAGCGATTGACGGTGCACCTCAAATTAAAATGCTTGGTTTATCTTTTGATGAAGGGGTAGCTCTTTTAGGAAATTTTGAAGCTAGCGGGATAGATGCTTCTGCTGCTCTATCAGGAATGACTAAAGCTGCTGGAACCTATGCAAAAGAAGGCAAGACTTTAAAACAAGGCCTGATAGAAACCATTGAAAAAATAAAAAATACAAGCAAAGAAACAGAAGCAATGGGTCTTGCTATGGAGATTTTTGGAGCAAAAAAAGCACCACAAATGATTGATGCTATTAAACGCGGGACTTTTGATTTCACACTCTTTGCTGGTACAGCTGAGAATGCTGCTGGGACAGTTAGCACCACGTTTGAAGACACATTAGATCCAATCGATAAATTTAAGACAGCCCAAAACTCAGTTACACTGGCAATGGCAGAATTAGGCGCTACAATTGCGGAAGTTTTAGCTCCTATTTTTGAAATGTTAGGAAATATCGTTAGAGGTCTTGCGGAATGGTTTAGTGGTTTACCTGGTCCAATTAAAGAATTTGTGGTTATTATGGGAACCGTTGTAACAATTGCAGGAGTGCTAGCCCCCATATTCTTAACCCTGCAAGCTGTGTTTATGTCCTCATTTGGCGCAATGATTGCAGCTGCACTCCCGATCATAGGAATCGTCGCGGGTGTTGTGACGGCTATAGCGGCGATTGTTGTAGTTGTGCAACATCTCTGGGAGACAAACGAAGGATTCAGAGAAGCTGTAACAACTGTCTGGAATGCGATTCTTGAGGTCATCAACGCGGTTGTGTCAGAGATTTCTGATTTTGTAATGAGTATTTTCGGGACAGTTGTTACTTGGTGGACGGAGAACCAGGAACTTATCAGGACAAGTGCTGAGACTGTTTGGAATGCTATTTCAGCTGTTATAGACACAGTCATGACCTATCTAGGGCCACTCATTCAAGCCACTTGGGATAATATTCAACTTGTCATCACGGCGGCTTGGGAAATTATCAAGACAGTTGTTGAGACAGCGATAAACGTTGTTCTTGGTATTATCCAAACGGTCATGCAAATCATCACAGGTGATTGGTCAGGAGCTTGGGAAACTATCAAGGGAGTGTTTTCTACTGTATGGCAAGGAATCCAGAGTGTGGCTCAAACCATCTTCACAGCAATACAGTCATTTATATCAAATACCTTGAATGCTATTTCAAGCACAATTTCAAGTGTATGGAACGGGATTTCAGGAACAGTATCAAGCGTACTAAATGGTATTTCAAACACTGTTTCAAGTGTGTGGAATGGGATTAAAAATTCCATCGGTAGTGCTATCAATGGGGCGAAGGACCTTGTCAGCGCTGCTATCAATGCCATCAAAGGATTGTTTAACTTCAGCATTAGCTGGCCACACATCCCACTACCTCACTTTTATGTGAGCGGCTCGGCCAATCCATTAGATTGGTTGAGTCAAGGCGTTCCAAGTATTGGAATTGAATGGTATGCCAAGGGCGGTATCATGACGAAACCAACTATCTTTGGAATGAATGGCAATAACCTCATGGTTGGTGGCGAAGCTGGGAATGAAGCAGTATTACCACTCAATGACAAAACACTTGGTGCTATCGGTCGAGGTATTGCTCAGACAATGGGTGGAACTTCACCGACCATCAATATTACCATTAGTGGCAATACTATCAGAGAAGAAGCTGACATCATTCGGATTGCTGATGAGGTAGCGCAGAGGATTGCAGACGAATTGCAACGGAAGACACAATTGAGAGGAGGGTTTACATGATTAAGCATAATGAGCTTGTGATTGACGGTGTGAGAACATCGTCTTTCCCTTTTAAGGTCATTGTCCATGATTCTCCCTCAATTGCTCTGGGAGAGAGCAAGACAGCTCTCTTGGAGCATGGTGGCATCAGTGGAGCAATCGTTCAGACGAACAAGCATAGGGAACTGGTCAAGAAATCTTATACGATTTACTTGGTCAAACCTACTGAAGAACAGATGAACCAATTTATGAGTCTGTTTATCCGTGAAAAGTTCTGGCTAGAGAGTGAGCGAGTCAAAACAACTCGTCTTTGGTGCTATAAGGTCAATGTGAGCGACCTTGAAGAAGTGCAACCTGGTCTTTACATGACCAAAGCAACTTTCACTTGCCACCCTACCAAATATTTTAAAGGCACCGATACACAGAGATTGACAAGAAGTGGGACCTTGACCGTTCAAGGTTCTGCTCTTGCATTTCCTAAAATCACAATCGTTGGTCAGAGCGCTTCTGAGACTTCATTTACAATCGCTGGTCAGGTCATTAGACTTGAAAGACTTGCTGAGTCGCTTGTGATGGTCAATAATCCTGACAACCCTAGCTTTAAAACGACAACAGGGAAGCCAGTGAAATGGTCAGGGGATTTTATCACAGTTGATCCAGCGAAAGTGAAGAATGTTGGGGTTGTTCTAGGTCAAGGTATTCAATCGCTTGAAATCGAAACGGTTTGGGGGTGGGCATAATTGCTTTATCTACTTAATAAAGATGTGAGAACCGTTCGGTGGAACGGGGAGCCACTTCATGAAGCAACTTCGGCGATTGTTAAAGAGACGATGAATGGCGATTTCACATTAACGGTGAAATATCCTATTTCTGACTCTGGTATTTATCAGCTCATCAAAGAAGATATGCTGATAAAAGCGCCGACTCCTGTTCTTGGTGCGCAGCTATTTCGCATCAAGAAACCTGTTGAGCACAATGACCATCTTGAAATCACAGCCTATCACATCTCAGACGATGTGATGCAACGTTCTATCACGCCAATGAGCGTGACTAGTCAGAGTTGTGGCATGGCTCTTTCTCGCATGGTTCAAAACACCAAAACTGCTTTGGGGGATTTTTCTTTCAATAGCGATATCCAGGATCGTAGGACCTTCAACACGACTGAAACAGAAACTCTCTACTCTGTATTGCTTGATGGCAAGCACAGTATCGTCGGGACGTGGGAAGGCGAGCTGGTTCGTGATAATTTCGCTCTGACAGTGAAGAAGAGTCGTGGTGAGAATCGTGGTGTTGTTATTACAACACATAAAAATCTGAAAGATTACCAACGCACAAAAAACAGTCAGAATGTTGTCACTAGAATCTATGCTAAGTCAACTTTTAAACCTGAGGGCGCTGAAAAAGAAACGACTATCAGAGTTACTGTTGATAGTCCTCTTATCAACTCATACCCTTATATCAATGAAAAAGAGCATGAGAACAACAACGCAAAGAGCGTTGAAGAGTTGCAGAAGTGGGCACAGGCTAAGTTCTCAAATGAGGGCATTGACAAGGTCTCTGATGCTATCAAGATTGAAGCCTACGAACTTGATGGGCAAGTGGTCCATATGGGTGATACGGTCAATCTCAAGAGTTGGAAGCACAATGTCGATGCATTCAAGAAAGCTATTGCTTATGAGTTCGATGCCTTAAAAGAAGAGTACATCTCTCTGACTTTCGATGATAAGGCGGGAACGGGTGGTTCTAGAGCTTCTGGCGGGCTATCTAGCGCAGCCGATGCAATCCTTGGTGTGACAGAATCAGCTCAAGAAATCGCCCTTGAAAAGGCTCTTCAAAATGCTGACTTAGACTTCGATCAGAAGGCTGGATTGCTTAGACAGGAAATTTCTGACGGTATTGAACTTGCAAGAGCAAGAGCTGAAGAAGTTAAAAGAGAGCTCTCTGATACTATCGACCAGCGTTTCAGTAGCTTTAACAATGGTCCTCTACAAGAAGCCAAGCGCAGGGCTGAAGAAGCCTTGCGAAACGCTGGCGCAAGTACCTTGCTTGCTCAAGAAGCCAAGCGGATTGGGTTGGACTCTATCGCTAAACTTGAAGCATTCAAGTCACAGGCTACGAACGCTCAAACGGCTCTGTCGGGTGATTTGGATGTTCTGAAACGGACGGTCACAAGTGAGGTCAATCAAGCTTCAGAATATCGCAGAACGACCACAGAGGCTCTTAGTCGTATGACTGGCCAGATGGACGGATTTGCGACCAAATCAGAGGTTAAACAAGGCATTGATGGGCTTACACAGACATTTGCCAAAATGAAGGTCGGCGGGCGGAATTTATGGATAAAATCTCAGACGGTTGGAGCCGTACTTGAGAAATTACCCGACAATCACGTCACAGGTCAAAAAGAATGTTATAGGATTGAGAACAACTCAACTCTAACCTTCAACATTGAACCAGATTTCAGCTCAAGGCTGTATCAAAAGGTCACTTTTAGCGCTTGGATTAAGTATGAAAATGTCGTTCAAGGTCAAAATTTTTGGAATGTATTTAATTGCTTCAAACATTATCTTTTTAGAAAAAATAGTAAGACCGGAGTACAGAGTAGTCCAGATTATACTACGCTTGGTATGTATAAGGGTTCGTCAGATTGGAAGTATATCACATTCAATTATGATTACTCTGAGAACCAAAATTTTGATCAATTAAAGACATCATTGCGATTCAATCTTGAAGGTGCTAAAAGCGGCACAGCGTGGGTTACAGGAATCAAGGTTGAAATCGGTAGTGTGGCGACAGACTATTCACCAGCTCTAGAAGATGAAGAAGCTGAACTTTTAGTCGCTAAAACTGAGTTCAAGAAGACAGCTGAAGGGCTATCTGCTAAGATGTCAGCAGTCGAGGGCTATGTTGGTCAAGATGGTCAGCGACAAGAAGCATTGAGAAGATACACTCGAGAAGAGAGTGCACGACAAGTTAATGCAGTTCGTGAGTTGGTCAATCGTGATTTTGTTGGTAAGGTTACTTATCAAGAGGACGTGAAAGGTCTTGAGCGTCGTTTCAGTGCGATAAGCACGCAGACGAACAATGATATCGCTACGAAAATCGCTCAGTACAAGCAGACAGTAGATGGTCGATTTGCGGATATTATCTCTCAAATTTCTGGCAAGGCGAATCAGACGGACTTTCAGCGAGTTAGAGAGACTAGTCAGCTCTACGAGCGAATTATCGGTCGTAGCGAGTCGGATATTTCTGACAAGGTCGCTCGTATGGCTTTGACGAATCAGCTATTCCAGGTTGAAGTTGCAAAAAATGCTAGCAATGGTCAAAATTTGTTGAAAGGTACAAAAGGTTTTTCTGGCGATTGGAAAAATATGGCTGCTGGCTGGAAAAAACATTCAGACAAGTATCAAGGATGTGATGTCTTGTTTAAAAACAATTCGTGGAATGGTATTGGGCAAGAGTTTGATGCAAAGATTGGCGAAATCTATACATTCAGCTTATGGATGAAGAGTGACTGGAATAACGACACAGTAAATTTTTATGTTAATAAAAATGGCTCTGTTGAGAAGGGGTGGGGTGTTCCATCTGAAACATCGATTGCTATAACAAGTGAATGGAAACGTTACTCTTTTACTTTCAAAATTACTGCAAATGGGTTTATCTTCCCTCGCGTAGAACGGCTAAATCAGAACACAAATCTTTACGTTGCAGGATTTAAGCTTGAAAAAGGGTCGTATGCAACACCTTATACAGAGGCCCCAGAGGACACGAATGAAGCTATTCGCTCTGTTCAAAGTCAATTGGCTGGATCATGGTCGGTTCAGAATCTAACCAGCGCTGGCTCTATTGTTTCGCAAATCAATGCGACGAACAATCAGATCTTGATTGAAGCTGAAAAAATTCGGTTGAAAGGTAAGACGCTAGCCGACCAATTCACGGCGATTGATGGTTATTTCAAGCGCTTGTTTGTAGGTGAGGGTGCATTTGCTAAGCTGAACGCTGAGATTATTGCTTCAAAGACCATCACAGCTGATAAGCTGGTCATGGATATGGCCATGGCTCGGATGTTCGTCTCAAGCGATATTTTCACAGACACGCTTGCTGCTAAAGAGGCTTTCATCAATAACCTTCGGTCAGTGGTAGTCACAGCTACCTTGCTCGAAGGTTTCAAAGGGCGGATTGGTGGCTTCCAGATTGGGACGCACGAGAAAGACTCCTCTGTGTACTGGATCACTGGCCAAAATCAATTCTCGGTCGGTATGAGTAACGGGTCTGGCCACTGGTCACAGACAGCTCTGTGGGTCAACTGGGGAAATAATTGGGAGAAACCAAGCGACTACGCTTGGTTCGTTAAACATACAGGTCAAATGTATTGTTATAACCGAGCCGAATTTTGGAATACTCCGATTGTCCATGGAGATTTAAAAGTAACCGGTCATATTTTCTACAACAATGAAAATTCAGGTAAATCTGGTTACTGGATCCACTCATCTAAATACTCAAATTTTGAGCCTTCGAATAACTATCTTTACCTTTACTACAGCGGTTCAGGTTACGACTGGATTCCGATGAATAAAGAAATCTCAGACCGTCGATATAAAACGAATATCGAAGCTAGTACAGTTTCAGGTCTCGATGTCATCGAAAGTCTGAAGACGTACAGGTATCGTAAAGAATACGATGGACAAGTAGAAGATATCGCTTGTGGTATCATGGCGCAAGATGTCCAGGTACACGCTCCTGAGGCGTTTTTTGAAAATCCAGATGGTGCATACTCTTACAACACATTTGCTCTCGTGCCTTACTTAATTAAGGCCATTCAAGAACTTAATCAGAAAATAGAAAAAATGGAGAAAACAGCATGAACGAACAAGACAAACAAATCAGCAGCTTAGCGATTAAGTCGCTTGGTGAAAAAGTCGGTAATGAGGCTACTCAATCGGCTACGATCGAAGCCCTCTACACAGTGACTGCAATGGAGCTAGAGCAGATGAAACGAATCATCGAATCTGACGAAGAGCTCAAAACTAAATTTGAAGAAGTGAAAGGAAAAATGACAAATGGCAATCAGTAATTATGAATTAGCGAGTAAACCTTATACTCGCGGTTTTGGCGAAAATGTAGCGACCGTTGTAGAGATTCGTCTTTCAGAAGGTAATCGCTACAGTACGAACATGCGTGAGCTAACAGGCGACCGGACGAACGAATCAGAAGACACGCTGATTCAGGCGGTGCTTGATATCCTGAAAGCTGAATTGGATCCAGGTAGTGCCATCGTGAAGGCACAAGCGGAGATTGAACAAACAGTCCAATCCTTGGCAAAAGCTAAGACAGACCTTTCAGTAAATAAAGAGAACATCGATAGCGTATCAGCTATTACTGAAGTTCTCATTGCGCTTGCGATTGGCCAAAACGGTGGCATGCCCACGAATACATATAGCAAGGTTGCGCAGTTCATCAAGCCTCTTGTAAAAGACCGTCGTTATACGAACGGCGACATCGTATCGATGCCTTACCCTTACGATACGAATCCGAAGTGGCCGAAGGAAACACTTACCATCCTGAAATTCCAAATGCAACCATCTGAGGGCTACACTTGGAAAGAACAGCCTCTTGCTGAAATGTTGCAAAAAGGCATTTTGACTGTGGTCATGCCTAGAATTGATTAGAAGGAGGGTGTATGCAAATCGAATTTTTCAATTTCCTAAGAAGCGTAGTCCAGACCGAAGACGGCCTGGTCTTGTACGCTCTAACTTTGATTGTTTCGATGGAAATCATTGATTTCTTGACAGGGACAATTGCTGCCATTGCCAATCCCGATATCGAGTATAAGAGCAAAATCGGCATCAATGGACTTCTTCGCAAGATTTTAGGGGTTCTCTTGCTGATGATCCTCATTCCGATGTCTGTCCTATTGCCTGAAAGAGTAGGTTTTACTTTCTTGTACTCGATTTACATCGGGTATATCGTATTCACATTTCAATCCCTCGTTGAAAATTATCGCAAATTAAAAGGAAATGTTACTCTTTTTCAGCCAATCTTGAAAGCATTTCAACGATTGATTGAGAAAGACGAAGATAAAAACAAAGGAGAATAACACATGATTAACTGGAAAGTACGTTTTAACTTTAAAAACAAAACATTTTTATTGCGAGTAGCATTCGCACTGGCTTTGCCAATTCTCGCCTATTTCAATCTTAAACTAGAAGATTTGGTTAGCTGGGGAGTCATTTTAGACTTGCTTGGCAAATTCTTTGCGAACCCTTATCTTGTTGGGTTGACGATTGTAAATATCCTAAATATCATTCCAGACCCAACAACATCAGGAATCTCTGATAGTAAAAGAGCATTGGAATACTCAGAACCAAGTGAGGATTAGGAGAAAACAATGAAGAAAAACGACTCATTCATCGACGTATCCAGCCACAATGGATACGATATTACAGGTATTTTGGAGGATATGGGTACACAGAATACCATTATCAAAGTTTCTGAAAGTACAAATTATCTAAACCCTTGCTTGTCTGCTCAAATTGAGCAATCCAATCCTGTTGGATTCTATCACTTTGCTTGGTTTGGTGGTGACATCGAAGAAGCCGAGCGAGAGGCACGCTACTTCCTTGATAATGTACCTCAAAAAGTAAAATACTTGTGCCTCGACTACGAAGATCACGCTAGTGGAGATAAACAGGCAAATACAGATGCTTGTATTCGCTTCATGGAAATTCTCAAAGGAAATGGCTACGAGCCAATCTATTACAGCTATAAGCCTTTCACGCTTAATAATATTTATTATGAGCAGATTCTTGCAAAATTTCCAAATAGCCTTTGGATTGCCGGCTATGGGCTAAATGATGGAAATGCTGATTTTGAATACTTCCCATCTATGGATGGGATTCGCTGGTGGCAATACTCTAGCAATCCATTTGATAAGAATATTGTACTGTTAGATGATGAAGAAGCTAAGCCCAAATGGAAAAGAAACGATACTGGATGGTGGTATGAATACCCCAATGGTGATTATCCAAAAGAGGAGTGGGAAAAGATTGATGGTACCTGGTATTACTTCAACGAGAGAGGTTATTCAATAGCTTCTAGCTGGTTGAAGGATGATGGCAAATGGTATTATCTAAAAGAAAATGGCGCAATGGCCATTGGTTGGGTGTTTGTGAATGGCAAATGGTACTATCTTGATGCTTCAGGAGCAATGGTCACTGGCTGGGTTCAATACAAGGACAAACTATACCATCTCAAAGAAGAGAATGGGGCAATGTCTTCAGAAGAACTTGTTAAAGTTGAAGGTGGCTGGTACTACGTCAATGAGGATGGCAGTCGTTCAGACAAACCAGCGTTTAATGTATTACCTGATGGACTAATTGTTACCACTAAATAAAGAAAGGAGATTCTATTTTTCTTCTTAATGACCCGCAGGCAATAGCTTGCGGGCTTTTTGTTTGTTCAAAATAGAAAAAGCAGTGACCGAAATCACTGCTCATTTCTTATAGCGAATTCATAGAGCTTTTCTGCCGTTAGAAGCGCCATTTTGTCCATGCTTGTTTTTCCTTTTCTGAGGTCTGAAACAGTAGTCCATGGAACTCCAGCGCCTTGCGAAATAGCAGATGTAGACATCGAACTGTCTAATAATTCTTGAATAACTTTTCTCATATTATTTGTCCTTTTTATTTTTTAAATAGATATATACATTGACCACAATTATAAAAATAGCTATTGCACTAACCATTGATTTTCCTCTTTTCATTTGATAAAATAGAGGTGTAAGGGGCTTTCGCCCCTACCTCTTAGCGTTTACCTTTTCTTTTGCCGGAACTTGGGTCTACGCTTTTTGTTTTGCCTTGCGACCGTTATTGCGGTCACCAGACTTGCGATAGCTGTTACTGTTTCAGGGATATTGTCTATCGCCTTCTCAAGTAACCTAAGCCAATCTTCTTTGTTCAACTTCCTCACCTCCTTTCCCTATCTTGATTATATTATATCACGGTACGCCGAGAAAGTCAATAGTTTTGATGAAGTTTTTTTAATTTTTTCAAAAAAAATAGACCTTGTCCAGAGGTCGGGGAGTTGGAGGGGACACCCTCCAAAAGTGTTGATTTAATAAGATTTTATTTTACCTTTTTCATAATAATCTCCCTATTAAGTCACCGCATTCGGTGGCTTTTTTAGTTCATAAGTCCTATATAGGCTTCTACATGACTTTTTAAGATAAAGAAAAAAAACAGTGGGATAGAAATCTCTAGACCAAGTCTCGATTTGGTAAACCTATATCTGTAAGATTTCAACATTTGAGTAAATTGGTTAATGTTGTGAATGGAGAAAAGAAGTTTTGGTAAAAGTAGCTTTTTGAATTCTAAAATACCAACAAACAGTTCAATCTACTAATAAATTATAGGTTTACAACTAAGCAAAAATGAGGTTGGGATTTTTGATCCCAGCCTCTTCAGTGAACTATTTTCTTTAGAGTTTATAAGTTAGATAAAATTAAATTTTTTGTAAATTAGCTTATTTGATAACTTGGTTTCCTGATTTGTCATTTTGAATTTGGTTCATTTCGTGCATAAAAACATCTGCTTTCAGTTTATCTGTGATAATACTGACACTTATTAGCTTATTTAGATTTTTCTCATATCCTTCTAAAAAAATAGGATTTCTAATTTTCATGGTTAACTTTGCACAATTAAAGGGACGTTTTTTAATGGTTATTTGTTCGATATCTTGAAGTTTAAATTGATAATGTAATACGCTGAGGCCTCTGCTACTATAGGTATAATACTGAACAGTATTGTTTTTATGAACTTCTAATTTTACTCCATTTATGAAGAGATAATACCCCATAAACCATAGAAAAAGTGGAACATAAATCAGTACAATTGCTATAATAATCTTGTCTGTAAAATCGGTATTATAAGATATCAGATGCTTTAGAATCCAGAGAATCATAACAGATAAAGATATCATGAATGGTCCCCCTGCTCTATTAAATTGATTTTTATATGGAAACATTAAGGTAAATTTTGGTTTATCCAGTAATAACTCTAATTTCATCATTTACCCTTTCATATTGTTTATTGTATAAATATCAGTATATTCATCTCTTGAACTTTCTATGTCAGTTATCCCCATTATTTTAAGTTCATGATTTCTGATTTTCTATCAATTTTGTTAATATTATACTCTTTTTAAAACATTATTTCTACAATCCAGCGATTTGATACTATCTAAAGTTAGTCAGTGTAAATATTATAGAGCTCTTTTTTTGTCTAGGAAAACATGCTATAATGATAGAATTGATAAGCAGGAAAAGAGAGAAACTATGGATTATACAGTTGAAGAAAAAGAAGCTTTTATGAGAGAGGCTTTGAGAGAGGCTGAGATTGCCCTAGAACACGATGAAATTCCAATTGGTTGTGTCATTGTCAAGAATGGAGAAATCATTGGTCGGGGGCATAATGCGCGCGAGGAGTTGCAACGGGCGGTTATGCATGCAGAAATCATGGCCATAGAAAATGCGAATGCAAGTGAAGAGAGTTGGCGTCTGCTTGATTGTACGTTGTTTGTGACCATTGAGCCTTGTGTTATGTGTAGTGGGGCGATTGGACTTGCCCGTATTCCAAATGTAGTTTATGGGGCTAAAAACCAGAAATTTG